GTTAATTCGGTACGGCAATCGTAGCTTTACATAACAGCTAGCAGAAGCTAGCGTACACATATGTTATGCTTCGCATTTTGATTGAACTGGCTCGGAGTGCATTTAGCACTCGAAGGACTCGTAGTTGGTTACATTATCCTGCAGATCTGCTGATATTGGCCCAAATGAGCGCTCTGAAATTAATTCAGCATCAAAATTTATGATATTTGTATCATGCAGTTCATATTTTTTCTTAATTAATGGATACAATACTTGTCTGGGTATTTTGGTTTCCCCCTTTCGTTCAAGTATTTGTTGTTTTTCCCAATAAGAATCATACATTAATGAATTAGGTACATGACAATTGAAGTTGCGTTGTTGGGGGTCAGAATTAAATAATATAGGTGTGACCCCGGTAGCCAATTTGACTAACCGCAACACTTGTTTATCATATTCTTTTACCTCGTCAGTACTATATTGATAGGTGTCGGCAACTTGATTATAAGCTTTTATGAAATCCTCAAATACCGGTACACCTTTTGCCCAGGCTTCCATTTCTAATGCCATTCCTTTCACTATTAAATAGGCATGGTACTTATTTATGGCACTAACCAATGCTTCACTATAGGCATTGAGTATTAAACATCTGGGTAATTGTCTGGTTATTTTAACGTTATTAGTTTTACTATCAATAAATAGGTGTGTAGAACAAAAATCAAAAGTTTCCCAACCTCCTATTACCAATTTCTTTAAATGCATGCCCAATCCATACGGTTTTGGTAGTTTTGTTTTTGGGTCAATATTGTTTCCAGTTGAAAACAATTTATGATAAGCTTCGGTAATTAATTTGTGATCGAGGCCCCTAAAAATGGTGTTACCATCGTCACCAGCAGTAAATAATCTATAATCATTTTTAGTTAAACCAAGTAACACTTCACACAAAAATCTCAAATACAGAGTTAATCTAAAAGTGTTTCCCCAAGTAGTGTCATTTCGTCCGGAAAAAACCCCTCCAATAAAGTTAAGCATCATGAGAATGCGCCTATTACCTTTAGCGTTTGAGGTTACCCTCAGGGTCTTAGTGATTTGACACGCTATGTCGACAAAAGTTTTTTGATCAATTCCCAATTCTGTTAAGTGGTATAGTTCAAAATTGTTGGCAATATATTCATAAACCCTTCGGTCCTGCGCCAACAAATCTTCATCCTGTGAATTGTCAAATCCTTGGTTATCTGAAGCTGCTGTGGTATCGAACCCGTCCTGAATTAGCTGTGTTATTACAAGTTCATGCTCGGCCCAGGAGGATGCACCCCCCTTGCCATACCCGAACATATATTTTTTAAATAATTTTTCTAATTCCCAGATAATTGGTCCCATGACATATTTAACAGCTATATTAGGTGATACTATACACCTAGCCTTTGGTATTTTGTTTGGGTCATCCATGATTTGCTTTTCAGTTTTGCAAAACATGTCATAAACTGGTTTTAGTTTTTCAGGGTTCGGATTTAATTTGTATGCAAGTTGGAATTCATTTATTGCTATTTGTTGTTTAACAGATAAATGTTCAAACCAATTTAAATAACTATAATTAAACTTATCTAACATTGGCGCGATTTCTTTATCAAAGAGTTTATCGCAAAATTTATTGAATTCCTTCAACATGGTTGGTTCGACTTTCGCTTTAATACTTAATTGTCTATAAGCAGCCGCCATTAACGTTTTATCACAATTTGCATACATTACAATGGGTCTAGGTATTTCATTAGTAACAGGCAATATCTGTAGTGCACCCACTGTACCTACATTCTTATCATTATTACAAGTGCAAGCAATATCCTCAATTTTGAATGTTTCGAAATTTGGTATTGCGTTTTGTAAAATTTTATGTTTAGGATTTATAGTAAAACTAGC